ATGTCCATGGCTGAATGGCGATTGTACCTCGGCACTAAATCCACCGGCATCGTAGTCCGGCCCGATGCCAAGTACCCGAACATGTACCGGGTACATTGGCCCGATGTCCCACCATCCGAGATGGCCAATCTGAGCCGCGCCAAAGATGCGGCGTGGAGTTGGGTAGCCCGGCAAGGTGGAGAGCAGGGTCGATCTTTGAGATGGAAGGCTACGGAAACACGCGCGCGGGCGGCGTAGAGCGATTTTTGGCTACCGCATGTTCCAACACCTCACCCCGACCCCAGACGCCGCACCAGCGGCCCTCCCTGAAGCCCGTCCTATCGGAGTCGAGGCCTGGGACACAAGCTGCCTGGACTGGGAGGAGCGCATCCTGGACGGCCGCAGCCTGGTGCCGGAACTGCCGCTGTACGAGGGCGAGGCGGCCAAGGCGCTGCGGTGCTTCAAAAGGTTGCGGCTACCGGACGTGATCGGAACGCCGCGGCTGGGCGAGGTCTGTGGGCCGTGGTTTTTCCCGATCGTGGAGGCGCTGTTCGGAAGCTATGACCGGGCCAACAATGTTCGTCGGATTTCTGAGGTCTTCCAGCTAATCCCCAAGGGCAACTCAAAAAGCACGAACGGCGGCGCGGTAATGCTGACGGCGCTGATCATCAACCCGCGCCCCTCGGCGGAATTCCTGTTCGTCGCTCCGACCATCGAGATTGCGAGCATCGCGTATCGGCAAGCGAAGGGCACGATCCGGCTCGATCCCGAGCTCAGCAAGATCCTGCATGTGCAGGACCACATCCGAAAGATCACCCACCGGCAGACCGGCGCGGCGCTGCAGATCAAGGCGGCCGATACCGACGTGATCACTGGGTCACTCGCGCTCGGCACCATGATCGATGAAACCCATGTTTTTTCCAAGCGGGCAAACAGTGCGGAAATATTCATCGAGCTCCGCGGCGCGCTGACCAAGCGGCCGGATGGGTTTCTGTTTCAGACGACGACGCAGAGCAAGCAACCACCGAGCGGCGTGTTTGCCTCTGAGCTCGCGATGGCGCGCTCGGTGCGCGACGGCAAGACGCGGATGCCGCTATTACCGGTGCTCTACGAGTTGCCGGATCGGCTGGCACGCGATGGCGGCTGGAAGGAGCGACGCTATTGGCCGCTGGTCAATCCCAATCTCGGGCGCTCGACCAACGAGGACTTCCTGGCGCGCGAGATCGTGCGGGCCGAGGCCGACGGGCCGGCGGCGACTGCCTTAATTGCCTCCCAGCACTTTAATATTCAAATCGGGATGAGCCTGCGTGCGGATGGCTGGGCCGGTGCAAATTACTGGAGCCGCGGCGTCGAGCAGGGATTGACGCTCGATGCGGTGCTCGAGCGCTCGGAGGCGGTCGTTGTCGGCATCGACGGCGGCGGGCTCGACGATCTGCTCGGTATTGCTGTGGTCGGGCGCGAGAAGGCGACCCAGACATATCTGGCGTGGACGCATGCGCTGGTCTCGCCGGAAGGGCTCGAACGGCGCAAAGCTAATACCGCCTTTTATGATAGGTTTCAGGCCGACGGCGACTTAACCGTGGTCGAGGAATTGCCGGATGACATTTCGTTTGTCACGGACATCGTGGAAAAAGTTAAAGGCACGAAAAAACTTGCCGGTGTCGGCGTGGACGCGATCGGGATCGGCGGCATTGTCGATGCCCTCGCAAAAATCGGCGTCACGCAAGAGGCCAAACTACTCGTCGGCGTCAGGCAAGGGCTCTCGCTGATGGGCAGCATCAAGACGGTCGAGCGCAAGCTCGTGGACGGTTCGTTCAAGCACGGCGGCCAGGCGCTGATGACGTGGTGCGCCGGCAACGCAAGGATTGTCCCGACGCCGACCGGAATGCGGATTGCGCGTGATGATTCGGGTTATGGGAAGATCGACCCGCTCATGGCGTTGTTCAACGCCTGCGCCTTGATGGCGACCAACCCGATGGCGCAGACGCGGCCGGAAGTCAGACTGTTTTTCGCCTGAAGGACTAATCCCATGCTTAACCGGGCATACAGCCTCCTTTCAATTAAGGGGGTCGACGACGACGCGCGGATCATCACTGGCATGGCATCGACGCCGACGCCGGATCGATTGGAGGACGTGGTCGAGCCGGACGGGGCGCAGTTCAAATTGCCGCTGCCGTTACTTTGGCAGCACGACTCGGGCAACCCGATCGGCCACGTCACCCATGCCAAGGTCAACAAGGCCGGCATCGAAATCGTCGCCAAGATCGCCAAGGGCGTGACCGCCGAGATCGATCGTGCTTGGTCGCTGATCAAGGCCGGCCTTGTCCCCGGCCTTTCGATTGGCTTCAAACCGATCGAGTTCTCGTTCATCGACGAGACCAAAGGCATTCGCTTCATCAAATGGGATTGGCTCGAGCTGAGTGCCGTTACCATTCCGGCCAACCAGCAGGCCACAATCGCCACCGTGAAGTCGATCGACACCATGCAGCGGGCCGCGTCCGGCCAGCGAGTGCTGCAACGTGTCGTTCATCTCAACCCGCCCGGCGCCTCGGGACATCCTCAACGGAAGTCCGCCCAGGAGGGCGATATGAAAACCTATGCCGAGCAAATCACTGCTCTCGAAAACAAGCGGGCCGCGACGTTCGCGGCGCAAGAGGCGATCGCCCAGAAGGGCCTCGACGAAGATCGCACAATGGACAACTCGGAAACCGAGGAGTTCGATAACCATCAGTCAACGATCGAGTCGATCGACAAGCAGCTCGTTCGTCTGCGCCAGCTCGAGACCACCAAGGCGCTGACGGCCAAGCCGGTCACCAAGGCCGAGAATGGACACGACGGCGCCGCGGCGCGTGGCGGCATCATCGTCAAGGCACAACCAACACTCGAACCCGGCATCGAACTAGCCCGGCGTGTGAAAGTCAAAATCATCCAGCGAGTAACAAGCGAGCGTGCGGTGGATGTTGCCGCAGCGATGTATGGAAGCGACAGCGAAGTCGCCGCGTTCTACAAGGCTGCCGTTCCCGCCGGCACGACCATCACAGGCAACTGGGCGGCCAATCTCATCGGCGCAGAAACCGGGGGCGCGGCGGTCGCGGCTTTTTTGGAGTATTTGCGACCAAGGACGATCCTGGGACGCTTCGGCACTGGTGGCGTTCCGGCTTTGACTTCGGTGCCATTCCGCGTTCCGATCGTTACACAGACCGGCGCCGGCGCCGGCTACTGGGTCGGCGAAGCGAAAGCAAAGCCGCTCACGTCGTTTGCCTTCACGCGAACCACGCTTCTACCGTTGAAGGTTGCCAACATCTGTGTGCTGAGCATGGAAAACATCCGGTTCAGCGATCCGAAGTCGGATGCGATCGTGCGCAATCAACTGGCGGAAGCATTGCGGGCAAGACTCGACACCGACTTTATCACACCGTCAAAGACCGCAGTGGCGAATGTCTCGCCAGCGTCGATCACCAACGGCGCGGCAACGATCGTATCGACGGGCGATGATTCCGACGCCATCCGGTTGGATATTCGCTCGCTACTTGCCAAGTTCAATGCGGCGAACAATCCTCCTTCAAGTGCCGTGTTCATCATGACATCAGCCTGCGCTCAGGCCTTGGCCATGATGGTCAATCCGCTCGGGCAACCGGAATTCCCCTCCATGGGCGCAACCGGCGGAACGGTCTACGGCATGCCGGTGATTGTCAGTGATTATGTCCCCAGCGCCACTGTTGTGCTGGTGAATGCCACGGATGTCTTCCTAGCGGATGATGGTGATGTTTCCGTCGATACGAGCATGGAAGCTTCGCTGGAAATGTCGGATGCGCCGGCTCACGATGCGAGCACGCCGACCGGCGCCTCGCTTGTAAGTCTTTGGCAAACAAATTCGGTCGGTGTCAAAGCCGAGCGAATCATCAACTGGGTGCGCGGCCGGACGCAGTCGGTTGCGTATCTGACCAGCGCCGATTGGGGTGGTCCGGTTCATACCGCCTAACTTCTTCGCCACCTCGGGGGCGGGAACTCGTCCTCCTCACCCGTCCCCGTTTTTCGGAGGATCGCCAATGAAAATGCGCAAGCTGCTGGTGACCAAGCCGCACAAGTACGGCACCCGCCACCTGGTCGCCGGCGAGGAATACGAGGTGCCGCCCCGGCATGCGGTCGCGCTGGTCGCAAGCAGGAAGGCAAAGTTCGCGCCGGATAAGCCGGTGCGCGCAGCAAAGCTCGACGAAAAACTTGTGGCTGCATCCGACGATAGCATTGCCGGCGCCGCCCCGACCGAGGAACAGACGATCGACAGTCTGCAGATGCAAGCCACGCAGCTCGGCATTGATGTCGACGGCCGCTGGGGCATGGCGCGGCTGCAGTATGAGATTTCAAAGGCCAAGGGCTGATGCGAATTCTCGGTCTGCCGATTCCGTTCACCGGCGAGAAGCAAAAGGCGCTCAACTCGCTGCCGATGGATCGCGGCGGCTGGTATCCGCTGATCCGCGAGCCGTTCGCCGGCGCCTGGCAGCGCAACGTGGAGATCAATCTCGATACCGCGGCATCGTTTCACGCGGATTTTGCATGTAAGACGCTGATCGCTCGCGATATCGCGAAACTGCGCGTCAAGCTCGTCGAGAAGGATAAAAACGATATCTGGAGCGAGACGACCAACCCGGCGTTCAGCCCGGTATTGCGGCGGCCGAACGATTATCAGACCCGCAACCAATTCTGGGAATGCTGGGTGCTGTCGAAACTGTCGCGCGGCAATACCTATGTGCTCAAAGTACGCGACAATCGCCAGGTGGTGACCGCGCTGCATGTGCTCGATCCGACGCGGGTGCAGCCGCTGGTCGCCGACGACGGCAGCGTGTTCTACCGTCTGTCAAGCGACAACCTCGCCGGCATCGACGACATCATCGTGCCGGCGCGCGAGATCATTCACGACCGCTTTAATTGCCTATTTCATCCGCTGGTCGGTACGCCGCCGGTGTTTGCCTCGGGGCTTGCCTCGATGCTCGGGCTCAACGCGCAAAAAACCTCCGCGCTGCTGTTCGAGAACGCCTCGCAGCCCGGCGGCATGCTCATCTATCCCGGCACCATCGACGCGGTAGAGGAACAGCGCGTCAAGGAACAATTTGAGCAACGGTTTTCGCGGGCCAACCTCGGCCGTGTAGCAATCCTGAGTGCTGGCGCGAAATATGAAAAAGTTGCCATGACCAACGTCGAAGGGCAGATGGTCGAGTCACTGAAATGGTCGGCCGAGGTCGTGTGCAGCGTCTACCACGTGCCGCCGTACAAGGTCGGCGTCGGCGTGCTGCCAACCTACAATAACGTGCAGGCTTTGAACGTCGAGTATTATTCGCAGGCGCTGCAGTCGCACATCGAGGAGATGGAGGAGCTGGTCGACAACGCGCTCGGCATCGGCGTGGGCGAAAGTCTTGGCACCGAGTTCGACACCGACAACCTGCTGCGCATGGACAGCGTGACGCAGGTCACCGCCATTCGCGACGCGGTCGGCGCCGGCGTCATGAGCCCGAACGAAGGCCGCGGCAAGCTCGACCTCAAGCCGGTCGCGGGCGGTGCCTCGCCGTACCTGCAGCAGCAGAACTACAGCTTGGCCGCGCTCGCCAAGCGCGATGCCCAGGACGATCCGTTCAAGCCAGCAACCCCGCCAGCACCACCGGCGGCACCCGCACCGGATAAGCCGGTCGAGCCAGCGCCGGCTGATGCCGCCAAGGCATTACCGCTCGGGCAGCGGTTTGATCGAGCATTGCGCGCCATACATCGCGAGGCCGCATGATGGATGACAGCGACATCACCGAACTGGCGAAGGGCATGGTGCCGTTCGTGCGCGACTGCGTTGCCGAAGCATTCGCCAAGACCGTGCTGCCGCCCGAGCTCGCCGACCAGGTCGCCAGCGCAGTGCGCCTGCTGCACGAGTCGCCGCTGATCCAGCGCAATGAAATGCCGAAACCGCCGTCGCCGAAGGTCGCCCGCATCGAGCGCGACGCCGACGGCAACTTCGTGCCGGTCTACGATGATCAACCTGTCTGAAACCGCCAGCAACGCCATGCTCGACGTGCTCGCCGGCCTGATGGACGGCGGCAGTATTGAGTTGCTGACGGGCGACGGCAAAACCTTGGCGGTGCTGAAGCTTGCCAATCCGGTGGCCGAGCCCGCCAGCAATGGCGAGCTCGAATTCAACGAGATCATCGAGGAAGATGCCGCGCTGGCGCAAGGCGTTGTCTCGTCCGCCCGCGTCCTCGCGGACGACGGCAGCGAAATCTTCTCCTGCGATTGCGGCGACGAGGACAGCGACGCAGTGATCAAGCTCAACACCATCAGAATTTATCGCGGCGGTCCGGTGCGGCTGCAATCGTTCCGGCTGGTGATGCCGTAAATCATGACGCAGCAGATCATCAATATCGGAGCGGTAGAGGACGACGGCACCGGCGATCATCTCCGGGTTTCGTTCGATAAGTGTAACCAGAATTTCACCGAGCTTTATGGCGCTGATATTACCTTTCTGACGACGACTGCGGCGGCGACAATCTATCAGCCGCTCGACGCCGACCTCACCGCGATCGCCGCGCTGACCGGCACCAACACGATCTACTATCGCAGTGCAGCCAACACCTGGTCGCCCGTCAACATCAGCACTGGATTAGCGTTCGCGGGCGGCAACCTGACCGCGACGGTGACTAACGCCGCGCCAGTCGGGGCGGAATACATCACATCGACGGCTGACGCGACATTGACTGCAGAGCGTGTGCTCACGGATACTGCGACCGTAACGTGGGATCGAACGACGGCGGGGCAGATCAAGGCAAATGCGGTTGGTGGTGGTACGTCTACAACGGCTGTGCCGCAAGGTCGATTGACGTTGCAAACACTGACACCCGTGATGACCGCCACGCAGGCGGCGAAGACGACCATATTTTACACGCCGTATCAGGGTAATTTGGTGCCGATCTACGATGGCACAAACTTTAGCATGACGACGTTTGCCGAGTTGTCGGCACTCACGACCGATACAACGAAATCGCCAGCAGCAATCGGCGTCAGCAAGGTCAACGACTGGTATGTCTGGTCAGACGCGGGCACGCTGCGCATTGGCCACGGTCCTGACTGGACGAATGATACAACACGTTCGGCTGGCACTGCGTTGACGATGGTCAAAGGCATTTGGCTCAACAATGCCGCGATCACCAATGGTCCGGCCGCATCGCGTGGTACCTATGTCGGCACCACACGCAGCAATGCATCGTCGCAGTTGGATTGGATAGTGGGAGGTTCAGATACCGCAGGCATTCTCGCTGTCTGGAATGCATATAATCGCGTAATTGCAACAGCTAATTCTATCGATACCACGGCGACTTATACTTATAATTCAACCACCATCAGGCAGAAACGCCTTAGCGCCAATAATTCCATAGCATTCGTTTCAGGGCTACAGGAGGACGCGGCTACTGCGTATGTCCATGGTTTCGTTTCAAATAATACTGATACCACCACTGGCGTATTTGGCATTGGCGTCGATAGCACCACGGTGATGGCACCATTTGCGTCGCAAGGTATATCATTAGTGAATGCGAGCACCGTGGCAACCGCCAGACACCAAGAAGTTCCTGTAATTGGTTATCATATATGGAATTCGCTTGAAGCTTGTAATGCGAACGTCATTGCTACTTTTATCGGACCTTTGGCTGGGCCGCCAGCAAGAACACAGGCGGGTATG